ACGATTTATTTAGCGAAGGAGTGTTTAAGGGTAAGATACAAGATTTAATAAAGAAATGCGATTTTTTAAGTTCCAATCAAAAAGCGAATACTACTTATTTAGAAAAATTTCAAGAGGACTATGAAAATTCTAGATGTCAACATAGACTTTTATATAACGCAGTATTTGGATTTAGTCATACTTTCATGTCGGGCTTTTCTAAAATTAGTGATACTCCAATTGTAACGTATAAAAGTTCTAGCGAAAATGATTACGCCGTTTTTAATGCCTATATTCTTCCTCAAAGAATAAACACCACTATAAGCGACGGTGTTTCTCCTGACCTTCCTGTATACATTCCCTTTGGGCTTTTATTGATGATGATTAATCATTCATGTTTACTTTACGATAGCAAAAGTGAAAACGACGATTGTCAATCACCTATATTTTACATAGATTATAATACTAATACAAATTTTTGTTTGACTAATGCAAGTCAACTTTCTACTGATATAACGAAATTTTTAATAGGGTTTCAAGGAACAAACGAAGCATATCAAAAACTTTTTACAAGTTCAATCTTAACTACGGACAAGACAAAAATAGTAAAAAATAAAAAAGTAAAGAATTCCGCAGAAGTTAAGATATACACACCTCAACAAAAAGATTTCGTTACAGGCTTTATTCCAGAATTTAAAACAGTTGATGGTACTAATTTCCAAGGCCGATTAATGAATATTTTAGTTAACGTAGACTATGCAGCTAAATTAGTATCAGAATTTAGTTACCGAGATGGAACTAATTCAGTTTATTTAAAAAAGTTTTTGGAACAGATGTTAGTGGATATGAACAAATCTTTGGGCAATTTTAATATGCTAAGACTGTCTTATCATGATCCTTCAAACGTCTATGTTATTGTGGATGATCAACAAACAAAAGTAGCAAATGGAGAAACACAACTAACCTCCCAAAATGCGGGTGAGTATGAACTTCCTATATTTGGAAAAAAATCAATAGCCAAATCCATAGAATTAAGAACGGACATTAGCAGTAAATTGGGTAGTATGATAGCCATATCTGCAAACTCTGATGTTAAAAAACAAGTAGGTCTTTCTACAGATGCGAGTTCTTTTGGATTCATTAATACTGACTTTAAAGATAGATTTATTCCCATAATCACTGACATATCCGGCGCCATAAAAAAAGGCGATATAACATCTGCTGCAATAGCAGAAGCAGAAAAATTTGATAGCTATATTAAATCCATATATTCAGAAGCAGGCAAATACGACGCGTCTGCTATTGGTTTTGCTACTAACTACTTTATTCAAAAAATGAGTATACTTAAAAATGAAGAGCCTGCCACAAGAGCATCAGCAATGATACCGGTTTCTTTAAACATTAGTTTGGACGGAATATCAGGTTTTCAAATGACTCAATTGTTCACAATAGGAGAGAATTTTTTACCATATAATTATTTGAAGCTAAAAGACGGGAATCCTTTTACTAGTATAGGTTTTGCTATCGTGGGTCTTACACATACCATAGAAAATAATCAATGGACAACTTCTTTAAGAACTAACATGGCTTATTTAAGAAATAGCGTAAATGATTATACCGGTAAAACTCAAAAAGGAAATCAAACTTATAAACCTCAGAACACCTCAGGTATTCAAAATTCTAACATTGCTAGCGTATATACTAACACAAATGATAAATCATTTTATACAAATATTAAGTTTTACGCAGACTTAAATATTGGAGATTTAAACCCCAAATTAATAGACGACATAAACACGGCAGCGAAAAAGGCTGACGTTGAAGTAACTGTAGGTTTCGGTAGAAATAATTACACTGTCAGAGCTGATCGTAGCAGACACTACGACGGAAGTGCGGTAGATATCCCATTAGTTGAAGGTAAACCAGTTAGTCGATCAATTGAGCCTATAGTAAGAAAATTCACCGATCAACTAGAAATTCTTGGATACAATAAAGATGCAGAAGGTCCAAATAAAAAAGCGTATCTATCTTTTGATTTCATAGAAAACGGTAAAAATACTCACGAAAACCACGTACACGTATCTAATACAGAGCAATAAAATAAAATCATGATAAGATACTATCCATCTTTTGCTATCAAGGACAATCAAATTACAAAAGGAAACGAATTCTTTTTGGAAGGAGAACCCTATTCTGGAAAATTTTACTACGATTATAAAGGCGACGCATATACGGGAATCGATTCTGTTCATGGTGGTAATTTATTTTTAACTCCTATAGACAACCAAAAAAATAAAGTGCTTTCTATGAATACTAGGACCATTTCCTCGTTTGAAATAGAAGCTCAACAAAATACAAGGATTCAAGAATTCTCTTCAAGAGGTTTAGAACCCACTACGTATTACCCTCAACCCATAGATTCAGATTACCAAAAAGGCTACATCACAAGATACTTCGCAAAAAAAATAAATCAATCTGGATACGTCACAGAAATTTCTCCTGCAGAATACGTGGCTTTTACCAATGGCGAAGTTAGGTACGACGTTTCTTTTTATCAAGTGGTTAGCATACTTTGGAAAATAACCGGACCACTAAACTCACAGAGAATATCTCAGTACGATATTAGAGCAGGAATTATAGACACAAACAAAAGATTAACTGATGCAGCAGAGCCCAATTTTGTTGGGATAGTTGCTTTCATAGGTGGTGATTACACTAAGTACGCTAAACCCACTGTATAGATTAATTGAATACAATCAATTGGATTGGTTATATTTAGTTCAAATTAAAGGTTATGTATTTCATTGTAGAAAGTTTGTCGCAATTCGGCAACCTTAATATTAAAGACGAGTGTTTCGTGCAGCTTATACCGGGCAACGATAGAGTTCACCCGAAGTTGACGTACCCAAGTTTACTGTATTATCACAATGGAGAAAAGGGTTACATATTCCCCTTCAAACACTCTGAAAGCTTTTACTTGGATTTTAAAATGGTTCAAGAGTTTTTAAAGCTCCACAAGAAAGTATACCTATTAGACAAGAAATTTCACTCTTACTTCTTGGATCTACCGAATGCTATAGACTTACACTTCGTTAATCTCGATCAAACAAACGAATTTAACCAGTTCGATTGCGATACCAATTTACACCACGATTTTTACTCACGTTATGGGCACCTTCCCATCACAAACGAATTAATACCGATATCGAAGCACTACGAAAGATGCCAGTGCTTGTACGATTACGTTAAAGGCTACTTCGATTTAGAAACAGACATACAGACTCAAGAGGACTTCATTAACGCGTACAAATCAGTCGAGGAGAATCCAATAAAGGTAGACGTAAACTGCTTGGCAGACAAGTACCAGATTCACGATCAGAGCTACTCTATTAAAGGGGACAAGATGTACTCTTGCTACAATCTGTATAATTTAACTGGAAGACCCACCAACTCTTTTAACGGCATTAACTTTCTTGCGATTCCAAAAGAGAACGATTTCAGAAGCTGCTTTTTACCTTCAAACGACTTTCTTGTTGAATTTGACTTCGATGCTTATCATTTGAGGCTAATAGCAAAATTAATAGGTTTCAATTGTCCAAAAGAGTCTTTTCACGAATATCTTGGTAAAAGCTATTTCAACAAAGAGACACTTACAGAAGAGGAATATAAAGAGTCCAAAACCATTACGTTCAAACAGCTTTACGGTGGAGTGGATAAAAAGTACAAGCATATAGACTTCTTCGCGCAAATGGGTTCTTATATAGACGAGATGTGGAAACAATACAATAAACAGGGCTACAAACTCCCAACGGGCAGAATAATTAAGAAGGACGACTCCATGACCAAGTACAAGCTATTTAACTACGTGGTACAAAATATGGAGACAAGCGAAAATATTTATAAGATAGATGAGGTTCAGTCCTATCTAAAAACGACAGGCGCCAAAACCAAATTGATTCTGATCACCTACGACTCGTTTCTATTTGATTTCAGCAAAAAGGACGGCAAAAAGACCCTACAGGAGATCAAGACCATATTGGAAGGCGGTCAAATGAAAGTAAAACACAAGCACGGAACCAGCTATGCATTCTAAAACATTCACATATATTTATTAAACAAGGTTATGACAGAAACAAACACAATAGAATTAACACCAGAATCGCTTATGAACAAGCTGTTTTGCACATTCGCTAAAAAAGAGTTATTAGACGAAAGGTTGCAAGAAATAAATAAAGAATACAAGATACTTTACAATAAGATATTCGTATTGGCTTCCCCGGAGTCTGACGAGTACATGTGCACATACAACATCGAGATAGAAGGCCCTAACACCAAGATCCTACCGA